TCGAGACCACCACTGGTACCCATGAAGCGCACGACGAAGTTCAAGCGCCGCTTGAGGTAGTCGTTCATGTAGAGCACAACACCTGAACCGTCAGGACTATCCACGCTCCACAACAGGAGATCGAGCATTTCCAGCAAGGCGCCGCCCGTCTTGGCAGTAAGGCCAGCCTGTGAAATGTCGGCAGCAGATCCGCCTGCGTCAATCTTGTTCTCAGGACGTACGCCGAACTTGTTGGCGGAGGCTGCATCATCGATACGCGCACGTAGACCCACAGGCGCGTTAGCGTCTCCGGTGCCGTCGTGCGCGTTCTTAAAAAACTTGAAGTTGATATCGTAGGTGAGCCCTTTGAGGTACGCTGCTGTCTGTGCGGCGCGTGGCTCGACGATCTGGTTTTGATCTAAGACGATGAACTTATCCACATCGACGTAGTTACGCACAATGTAGGCTTGTTCCTGGTACGGGGTTGGCTGGCCGTGTACTGAGGTGCCTTCAGTGTTGAGTGGCACCCAGTTTGGTGTGGGCAGGTTGCCTTCCCACCTGACCCCGTTGACTTGCAGGGATTGCTTCTCAACGAGTGGGATGTCCTGAATGACATTCCCGTAATCGATAAGGGACATCGTTACTGCCTGCACTAACGGCTGATTGCTCATCAGCGCGTAGTCAGCCAGGGTAACCGTCCCGGCTCCAATTGCCATAATCTCTCTCTCTTCTGTCTCCCGACGGTAGTTTCGAGACTGTACTATTCAGTTATTGCGTGCCTCAAGTTTTCCAGAGCCCTGGGTCGTTGAGGCGTGGTATTCTGCCCGGTTGCTGTTGTCCAGGCGACGCGATGCTTGAACGGCCAGGGTTCATTGCTGGCACTGCTGGCGCGCGTTGCTGCTGTTGCTGTTCTTGCTGCGCAGATTTCACAATTTCAGGTGTGCTTTTGGCGAGATTTTGCAAAAGCGTCTCGATGTTCTTGGGCTTGCCATCCTCAAATTCGATGGCATCAAGATCATTCAAGAGGAGCTTCGCAAGCATATCTGCTGGCAAGATGAAATTGAGCTTTGCCGCGTGACGTGCAACGTCTTGATACACACGCGCCTCTAAGAGTTCGGATGCAAGCGTCTCATGCTGCTCTTTCAAGTCGGCATATTGCTTATTCATGCGCTCGACTTCTGAGAGTTGGGCATCTTTGGCAGCTTGCTCTGCTGCTTTGTAGGCAGCGAGTTCTTTCTCTGCGGTGGTCAGGTTTTTGCCATGACGCGCCGCTTCCTCGGCCTTGTTTTGAGCGTGTTGTTCTAAATCAGCAATCTTCTTCAACGCTTCCTCAAGCGTAAGAGCGGCTACCTGAGGCGTCGCGCTCCCAGGAGCAGGGGTACCCGTCACGGGTGTTCCGGCGGGAGGCATCGCGCCTGCACCGGAAGAGGTAGGTTCTGTCATAACTATAGCCTATTCCTTTCGTAAAGTCAATCTATGATGCGCTTCAGCATGAGCATGGGTATTGATTTGCTCCCGACAAAGCCGGTCAATTTCGTCTAATGCCTTACTAAGCAATTCTTCCCAATCGCCCATAGCATTTTGCCTGGCTTGTTCTTTAGCTTCGTGATTGATCTGAAGTATCCTCAATGCTAGTTCTTGTGTGGTCATTGCGCCTTTTTCTTCAGAAACTTGTTGGCCCTGGCTCGCACTTTCGCCTTCTGTGCTGGCGTTAAAGGCGGTTTTGCCTGGTCAAGCCTGGATAGTGCAGCGATAGCGTGCTTCTTGTCAGGAATGGGGAATTTCGGCTCTCCATCGACGACAACGGTGGCATGCTTTTTACGCGCTTTCGCTTTGAGTACCGCCATTGTTCGTGTGTTCCTTTCTGGCTTCTGCCAGGAGCCTTTCTAAATGCGGTATATCCTGATCGGTTATGCCGCGCTTGGCCCAATCTATAGCTGCCTCAAGTTCTGTGATTTGCTGTGCTGGCGTGAGTTTTGCTAGCCATTCCTCAATGGGTATTATTGGCTCCAGGTAAGGCTTCCAGGTCACTTTGCTACCTCCTTGATTGCATTCAAAATTAACATGACATGCGAACCATTTGCCCCACAATAGCCGAAGTAGTGTTCAGGCACGTTTACATCCCAGGACTTAATCGCATTCCAGATAGCTTCAAATGTCGGGCTGTTTAAATCCTCTTCTGTCGGGTTTGGCATCGGTGGCTTTGCTGGCAAGGGATTTTTAACAGGAGGGCTAGTGTTGTCTCTACGCAATTCTGCATTGATAGCTTGCATAATCTCTTGACCTATGCGTACTGCATTCTCGCTATCAAATACACCCTTTGGCGTTTCGCTCCAACACATGCTTGCCTCACCTAATCCCTGGAATACAATATCTTCTAATGTCATCGCCTTGTCCTTTCGCTAGTTGACCCGTGAACTCTTGATATCGCGGATGATCGCCAACTCCGTCTTCTTTTGCGTGACACGTTGCTTGACAAGCTCGTCAAAGAGGGCTGGACGTGTGGCCAGCCACTGAGAGACCATCTGATCCATGCTCGCCTCATCAATGACAAGATTGATCGGCTGCGGCGAAATGCGGATTTCCATGCTTTGCGGCGTCATGTTAATCGTGACATGCCCTTGTGCTGGCTGCTGCTCTTGCTCTTGTTGCTGTTGTGGCGCGGCGCTATGCAAGACACGCTGTACATGACACGACTCACACTCACCGTCTATCGTGTTATCTACTACTTTTCCGCATGTCCGGCATCTCGTTTCTTCTTCTAGCATTATTTCACTAAATCCTTCAAAGGTTTTTCGTATATCGACTTTCCCCAGTCGGGGTCGTCATTCGTGCCTACAATATCATCTAGCGTAAAATCACCATTCTGGAATGCATCATACTTCGCGTTACCGAGTATGGCGCGTTGTGTGTCTTCTGACTGGTTATCGAACCAATCGGAGCCGCTTTCAATCTGGACGCTGGTATCTGGTATATCGCTCGTATCAATCCCTAATGGGCCGAGGATGTCAGCCCAACTCTTTGTTTTCGGAACTGGCGTACATGCCCCGTTAGGATGATCGTTCAATTCTTCATCCAGGCTGTGCTCGGTGCCATTCATCGCGACACAGGCGGCGCATGAACTACGTAGCAAGGCACACAGCCATATCCAGCCATCCACCACATCATCGTTTGCGCGGTATGTCTCATGCGCCGCGCCGCGATAGGTGCGTACCATCTCAGTACGTGCAATCGTCAATGCCCGATAGCGCGAGATGTCCAGCGCATCTTGAATTGACAGCGCGATTTGCCGTGGGTTGTAGCCAAGTGTGACACCTGAAATAAGCGCCGTCTTTGCACCTTTAGCAGCCTCGGCCCCGAAGCCATTGAACAAGTCCGCCAGTGGTGAGCCCGCTTGTGTCGCCCCAACCATTCCCTGTATTGCCAGTGGGGATGGCAGTCCGAAAGACCAACTGACACCCGCAGGGATAGTAGAGTTGAGTAGTGCCATCCCTGCTTGCTGTCCGAGCGACGTACCCATTGATTGCAATTGCCCCGTCTGCATTTGGGCTAAGGCTGCAAACTGGTTGATCTGGCCCTCTATCCATGAGGTTATCACCTCCAACCTTTGCTGCTCATATAACCACGATGTGCTGATATCTTCGCCATTGGCTTGTGCCGCGCTCATCTTGTCATAGAGTGCGTTGAGCTTTGGCTCGATCATGGCCAGCGTTTGGCGGTGCGCGTAGTCTAAAGTGGCACTAGCTGTACGTTCATGAGCAAGCAAGCGTTGACGATATTCGGCTATGGTTTGCTGTAAGCGGCTCAAAGTCGCCTATCCTCTTCTTCCTGCATTTTCATAAAACATGATTGGCACCATACATCTACTTCTTCCATAGCATTGTAATGCTCCGGCTCATGTGGCAGTCTGCCCGATACAAACACCGCTAACGCTCCACACTTGCACTCTAGCCGACGATTTACAATCATAACGACTGGCTGCCACCTGGCGTATTCCTCGCTCATCTAGCGACCTCCTGGAATTGGCGACGTTGGCGGCTGCCCTGGCTGCACACTGCTTGGCATTGGCGGCATGGGTGTCGGCTGTCCAGGTGGCGGCATGCCTTGCCCTTTGCTGAATGCCTCTAACTTCTGCGCGTCCTCTGTTTGTGAAAGCTCCTGCTCTTCGTCAGGGTCGTAGCCTTGCTCTCTCTGAATGGTTGTATCTGAAATGCCGATCTGCTTTTTGAGGATGGCCGCTTGCAACGATTGCAGGTCGTCATGTGGGAGTGGGTCTTGCCATGCGAGTTGAATGTCAATATCCTCGCTCATGTGGTTGAGCACCAATAACGCCTTGCTCGCTTCGATGATGAGTTCACCGTAGCGGCAGCGTTTGCCATCGGTCTTTTTGAGTGCTGGCAAGAAGAGCAGTTCTATCGCCACACCTGAGATGTTGCCACGTGGCATGTCCTTCATGCGCCCAGTTGCCACGCCTGGAAAGTGGCTCTGCTCGTCCATGTCGCTCCGTAGATTTTCCACGAACAGAAGCGCGTTCGCAATATCGCTGGTGATTGACACGGCGTTGATCTCACCATCTGGGCCCACGATCATGATGCGTCCTGGCGTCCTGTCAACGCTTGACTCACCGATACCACGACCCCACAAGAACGGCTGACCATACAGGATTTCGACAAGCTGAGTACAGGAGTTCGACATGTTGATCGCCTTGTTGACGCCGATGATATCGGGTGTGATATCAGGCTTGCCCCAGGCGTCATTGGGCTTGGGTAGGTTCTTGCATGAAAAGAGCGGCGGGAATGGATAAGGCCAGGTGATCGGGTCGCCTTCTGCCACCCAGTTGATTGATTTGGGCTGCATGCTGTTCGCTACGGTCTGCGTCCAGTGCTGAATTTGCCACGTATCATCATCGTCGGGCATACCTTTCGAGGCGTTACCATCGGGGTCTATACGCATGATCTCTTCACGGTAGTAGACTTCTTGCGACTTGCCGTTGATCTTTTCCATTTTGCTGTACTGAATACAATAAAGTAGCACCGTTTCGCAATCTTGCGGAGCCGTTTCCATGCCCACAACGATAGACGGGTCAACCGTGATAAGCCGGAAGTTGCCCTTATCATCGGGCATGATGCGCAGGAATGCGGATCCAGCCATTGCGCCGTTCATGCCCAGGTCTTGCAGAAGTGGAATACGTCGCTCTTTGCGGCCCCATGTCTCATTGAGGAAGTCTTGCGCCTCTTGCGGTGCGCCTTCTTCACAACTGATTTCAAGCTCCTGGCCAAACAGGAAGTTGACTCCTGCATCGACGATAGGCTGACAACGGTTCGTCAAGACGTTGGGGTCGGTGCCATCGGGCATTTTCTTGAGCGGCGGTTCAAGCTCGCCGTTGTAGGCTTGCCATGCATCACGTATGCGTTGGATGCGCTTCTTGTCCTCTTCGGTGATCTCGTAGGTTGGCTGTGCCTGTTCTGCTTGTTGTGCTGGTGCTGGTGGCTGCATGGTTTGTGTCATGGCTGTTCATCCTTTGCAAATCGCTCTCGAAGGGTATCGCGTTCTGCTACCACCTCGTTCAGTTGCTTTTCTAGTTCAGCGATCCGTCTCCAATATACCTCGCGCTCCTGCTGCCGATCTTGGAAGAGGGCGGCATTTTGTGTCAATAGACCGTCATACATACTCTTATCGAGATCACGAAGCTCAGGCGTGTAACACTCCTGTAAGCGCGCTTGCAACTTCCTGATTTCTCCCTTCAGCTTCTTCTTACCCATTAATATATCCTTTGGCTGTATTTCACGGTTGACGGCACTAAGTCAAAGTAAGCGGTTAGGTAGCGTAACGCGTCGAGGCCATGATCTGACTCCTTGACGGGTTGCTCGCCTTTCTTCGCTCCTTGCCGTGTATCCCACACATATGACTCCGGCTCATCCTCTAAGCAGGTTGGTTGCTTGCCCTCTGCTAAGTCTCTATCGCGTTCTACCAGGCAGTCACGCATGATCTGAATACGTGATTTGCCATCACCGGCTGCTTTGAAGCGTGATGCCACTGCTTGTATGCCATCAGATACCGACTTGTGCGCAGGCACCGTGTAGAGGCTTAGGTGACGTTCTAGGGTTGCTCTGTCTTCGGCGTCGGTATCACAGATGATGGCGCGCGGTAACGGCTCGCCGCCTTTTTCGCCCCAACGCGATATGCGCTTTATGTCAGCGGCGTGCTCTTCCACTAGGCGTTTGGTTCTGTAGATTTGCCTGTAAATAATGATACGCCCGTCTGGGTCGATAGCGGCCCATAAGCACACAAAGGGATGCGTAAACCCGAAGTCGATTGCCAGATACCGAGGCCATTCCCCAGGAATATGGTACGTATTGGTGACGTTTCGTTTTCTATCCCAACTATCCTCGTACACCATTCCCTCGGCGCTGACCCATAATCCGAGTCTGTATCGTGCATATCTTACTCCTGTCAGGTTATCGAGCTTGCTCAAGTAGCGCTCGCCCTCGGGTGTCATCGTGCCATCACGATTAAAGAGCATCGGGTTATCTTCGTGCCTGGTTTCGAACATCTCTGTCTTCGCATCCCTGGCACGTTGCAATATCCAATGTGTTGATTGCGCCGGATTGCAGTCGCCTATCATCTGCTGAATGGGAAGCCCGCCCCAACGCAAGCGTATCGTGCATGTCTCCCAATCGTCCTCTTCAAGCTCGGTTGCTTCCTGTGCATAGATGATGTCCCAGTCGGTACTCATGATCTTGCTCGGTTTGTCGAGTCCTCCAACGGCGAGTATGGAGCCATTCGGGTAGCGGTATTGCTGCGCGCTATGGTAGAACCGAACACCTTGAGCCGGATGTAACACCTTTTGCTCAAATGTCACCATGCCTGACTCACCAAGACTACGCCGTGTTTTGCGTACCATGAGCAAACGAGCACCAGGGTAGTTCATGGCCCAGTAGTTGAGGTATTCCAGATTGGCTCTCGATTTGCCTGTGCCCGCCGGGCCACTCAAGATCAACTCAGGCTGCTTGCTGGTGAACAACTGCGAATTGCCGCCGTAGGGTCTATAGGTCTCTTCAATATCGGCTACAACCATGCTATACTACCTTCATGAGTACAGAACGCGATACACATTTTCAAGGCTTTGCGAAACTGCTTTGGCAAGATTTGCTCAACGCCAATCGTGGATTGCTCGAAGATAGAACTGGTATTGATGCTGACAATGATTCGTCTCTCTATCCAGAATTTGAGCGTGTTATCGCTCAACGGGCCTACGATCTGGCTGTGCATGTGTTCAACCATACCACAGAGGCGATGACGCTTTTCGATAGCTTTGCGGTGCTCGCAGAACTGAACGAGATTCCAGACCTCACAGAATGGCCTCAAGAGACATAAGCCGTAGGGCCGGTAGGTTTCTTCTATATCGGCAACGGTCATATTGCCACCTCATCTAACCATGCTGGTTCACGCCTTGCCTGTGCTATCCTTGCCTCTTGTCGCGCATGGGCAATCCTGGCGTCTGCAATCACCACATACGATGCATCTTGCTCAATGCCTATGAAGTGCATGCCCTCCTGAATAGCGGCTACTGCTGTGCTTCCACTACCCAAGAAGCAATCCAGCACGACGCCGCCGGGTGGTGTGATAAGGCGGATGAGCCAGCGCATGAGGGCGAGGGATTTCACCGTGGGATGATGGTTAGATCGTGGTTCACCTAATGGGTTTTGCCTTCCCTCTGCTGGTTTGCTTCTTGCACTTGCAGGAGGTTCACCCAAAGGCAAGCCCTCACACCCTGCATTCCTTTCGGCTCTGCTCGCCTTTGATTGGTAGAGCCAGGGGATGTAGTCGTCGGGCGGGAAGTTGGTGAAATATCTTGAACTTCCACCTGTGTCTTGATACTTTGGCCCATCTTCCACATGTGGCATTTCAAAATAGACTTGTGCTTTGCCGTTGGGCTTCAACTTGCCAGGACGTGACGAGCGTACTCCGCTCTGCCTGTCAAGCTCGGCAATAGGACAAGACTCGTGGCACTGGTACGCTTCGACTTGCTCGTCACCATAGTTCACAGTTTGGAAGTCATGAACGTTACCACCATAACCTTGCTTACCTGCTTTGTGTGTGCCAATTCCAGCACTACCGCCACGTACACGCTTCACGCCTTGCGGGATGCACCAGATCGAGTGACTGAGCAGGAGGTGCGAGGGCCAGCGGCCTTGTGTGCTTTCGCCTGCTGGATGTCTGCTATTAATGCCAAAGATAGAACCGCTTTCCTTACCATGATCTTCACGTATAGGCACAGTACCAGCCACACGACACGCATCAATCGCCAATCCGCCAGTGCCCCATGCCAGCACATTGGCGGCGATGCTGGACTCGGCGAGGGGCTTCCTGACAAGCCACCAGCACTCTACTGACGGCTTAAGCGCCGTGCCTTGTCCATTGCCCAGGTTCAGCGATTTCGGAAAACCTTGGCCTTGAAGATGGTACACACAGTCACGAACCTCAAAGCCTGCATCTTCTAGCGCCGTAGCCGTCCAGTGGCTTGTACGCGGCAAGGCCCACACGAGCGCATGACCACCTGGACGTAAGCACCTTTTAGCTTCAATCATGATGTCCCTGAGCCACGCTATCCATTGATCGCGCCCGCCTCTATCCTTATCGAAGTCTTTTGACATGAAATTTATACCGGCTGGTGGGTCGCAGACGATAGAATGCACATAGTTGTCTGGTATGCCTTTCAGCACTTCCAAAGCATCACCATGCAGCACGGTATCAACTTGCATCATGCTGCTCTCCAACCTCAAGTACTATCCGCTTCGTGTAGTTCATGTTGACCGCCACCTCGTCGACTTTGGCATCCAGGCCCAGTAGTTTCGCCTCACGTTCAGCAAGTGCGATGAGGCGATCAAAGGCGAATAAGCGGCCTTTGTTCTTTTCGTCCATGGCCAGCTTCCAGGCTTCTTCGTGCAGCTTCTCCATACGTGCTATGTGGTCATTGCGCCACTCAGTCACGGCCTGGACCACCACGCGGTTGAGTTCGCGTTGTACGGCTTTACGTGCTGCGCTTGAGCTGCCATAGCCACAATCATCGGCGATGCGTTGGTAAGTCCAGCCCTCTTGACGACGTTTGACGGCCTGCTCGACACGGCTCACGGCCATCGCGTCCCTGTGGGGAATTGGTACCCTTTGAGGGGAAACATTCTTGCCTGTGCGTTGTGGGTAGTTGAGCGTCATGGCTTCACCGCTGGTATCTGCCGTGTGATGGGCGCAGCTCTTGGTACAGGCTTGAGCAACTTACGGTCAAGGAAGCGCATGTGAATGATGGTGCCAGCGAAGACGCAGAGGAGCGCAACGCCAGCGCCAAAGAGCATGAGCGTGATGGCTGCACTCACTTCAATCATTGTCCCTCACCTTCATAATTGCCTGCCGTCTATCATAGCAATCTATGCAGCCACGAAACGAAAGCCACGATGCATCATTGAGTGTGAGATAGACCCACAAGCGCAAGGCATACAGGAGTCGTTTCATGCATCCTCCTGCATCACACGCGCCCAAAACGCCTCAAACTCGTCGTATGACATGCTGACAATGTTGATCTCATCCTCTGATCGCATGAGGTGATACAGCGCACGTTTCACGCGTGCATCAATGCGCTCGTCAAGCGTCGGGTGTTGGGATAGTGTGATAGGTTGAGGCGGTGCGGTTGCGCGTTTCGGGATGGGCGTCGGTTTGTCTGTCTTCGTGTGTCACCTCCTAGGGATAGAGGATAGCGGGCATAGGCGCGAGCATGAGCCACGCGCCAAATCCAATGAGCCAGGCTGACAATAGAGCTGCACAGGCGATATAGAATAGGCGTTCAAAACGTGACATTGCTTGCACCTCTTCGCAATAAGCACAAGAGCAACGATATACAGGACGATGAGCAGCAGCGAGACGGTAAGGATGATCAGCCACGTTTGCCACAAGTAGTACAGCAGTTGTGAGAGTGCGAGAAACCAGAGCATGTCGTACATGTTCACACCGCCTGCTTGCTACCGTTAGAACCTCTTTTATATAGTAGGGCTTGAAATGTATGCGTCGTCTAATGTACGTTAGTTGACGCACCACTTAAAACTCATCCACTTATATGTCATGCTTTTCAGATGGTTTGCACTCTTCATGCGCCTGGGCAAACTTGCGTTGAGCGCCTTTATGGTTCAGCCCCATGTCGAGCGTTGCGCCACACCAGCAATGCATGATGGGTGCGAAGCCGAGCTGCTGCGTCACATGGAAGTGATCGATGCGTACCGGCGGTGTGCGCCGTTTGAATTGGTGTATCGTCATGGCTGCACCTACACACAAAAAAGCGTTAGGTAACTCAGTATCTTGAGTGTTACCTAACGCCTGGGAATTCCTTAGCCGCAATCAGCGTTACATTTATTTATTTGGGCGAAGCGGATAACTTTCGTTATTGCGCAAAAATGTGAAGATGCCCCGGCGCATCTCTAGCAGCCAATCAGCAAAGCCACCATTGCGTTTAATCTGTGCGTCCTTGTGCTCATCCAGCATGATAGCCTCTTCATAGGTGAGTGCTACCAGGCGTTTGGCACCTGGCGGGATGGCTGGTAACTTGCTCGTTTCAATAAGATAAGCCATAGTGAACTCCACACTTTACGATAAGTATAAAGCAAAACGGGCCGGGATGCAACTAGCGTATCCACGCATCTTCCTGATAGCGCATCTGATTGTAGCGTTGTAGCTGCGCATCGCGCTGTATAGCTGGCATAATCACGGTAACATCGTCAAGTTTGCGTATCTTGTACTTGCGTGCCATGTCGCCCGGCATACGTGGCAGTTCTTGCGATTTGCAGTGCAGGAAGGCTTTCATGTCGTCCTTGCGCTTCTGCGCTTCCAATTGTGCGAGTAGCCGAGGGTCAGTCTGGGGGACGGGCTCGCTATTCCACGCCGAATGTTCATAGCCCCATTGCCGCTTTTGCGCCTGTTCGAGTTCTTGCTTCAAGTGCAAGATTTCAGCGTTCTTTTTGCGCAGGGCTCGTTCGCTGTCGAGCGTGCCGAATGATTTGAGCTTGCGTGCTATCTTGTTGATCAGTCGTTGCCAAAGGTGCTTCATCTAGCCCTCCCCAAAGATGGAATTTATTGTGGGCCGTAGCTTTTCTGCAATGAGCAGCCCGATATCAGTGACTTGATCGACTTCTCTAAGCGTCACATGGAACGTCGGCACTCCGTCGGCGCTGATCTCGAAGACTGTGTGGTTAAGCACTTCCCGCACTTTCCATCCATCGGCTTGCATTTTTCGCTTAAACTCTGTTGTGGTCATGCTATTGTCCTTCCCACTTCTTATCATCTTCATCTGGCCCGAACCATTCCAGGTAATGCTGGCACATCTTTATACTCAGCATGGTCATGAAGGCGACAAATGCCACGGTGCCAATCACGAGCCATGCATCTATGACGATATTGCTCATTCGCTTACTGCTTTCTCTAATCGCTCATCCCGAATCAGAACGAGCGCATCCACTCCAACGGCATGCATTTTCGTGCCGTGCGCCTCAGTGAAAAGCGGCGCCGCTCTATCGTATCCGGCAACATGACGTGGATCAGTGCCGAGTAATGCCACAAGACAGATTGCATTTAATTCAACATCGTTTAAACGCTCTGTGACCATTTTCACGGCTGCATAGACATGTGGCGGTATTTCATTCATTCGTTTACTGCTTTCTTCGTTGTGCGTTTGGCTCGCAACGCTGAGAGAGCATCTTCGAGTGTGCCGATTTGGGAAAGGAGTTCCACAATCCGCACTTCATAATTTGCATTCTCGGTGCGTATCTCGACCAACTCGGCCAAAAGGAACGTATTATCATCTGCGAGCTTCACATTTCGCAGCAGTGCATCGTCACGTTCGGTACGCAGCTTTGCCTCCACGGCTTCACGGTCACGGCCCTGACTGGCCAACACGAACGCCAATACTGCCGCCAAGAGATAGCCGAGCGCGGCAATGACCGCTAGTAATACATAGTTCATCCTACATTTTCCTTCATTCTCTCCAAGACGCCTAATTCCCGTAAGCGTTCCTGGATGAGCAAGCCATCGGCGCCGTTATTCCAGGTGTACGGGAAACGGGTGTGCATCAGCAAATTCCAATCGAGGATAAGCTCCTCCATGTCTGCTATGCGCTCTTTCTGCGCGGCCACGACGCCGGACAGCACGATCAATTCTTCTTCTAGGCTCAATACGATATCCTTTCTATAGCCAAGTTAAAAATCGTGCCAGCAGATTGGCGAGATACGTGATGCCGGTCGCAAGCCAACTGCACACGATATGAATGGCATTTGCAAGCCCTGATGTTGGTGCGAAAAACTTCACCATTACAGCAAACACGATGAGAATAACGATCACATCAAACGTCTTCAATCCCCACGACGACGGCCTTAACGCCTTGAACATGCTATGCTCCTCTCGTCAGTACCATAGTAAGTAGCTGAATTGTTCCGGCAACACAGACAACCGCTACGCCAATCTTGCGCTTCTTGTCCATCCAGGGATGACCTGGGTCATAGAACACCCCAAAGATGGAAGTACCTGCAATAATGACTCCACATATTGACACAATAAGTATTCTCAATACCATCTCATGCGCCCTCCTGAGTGCGTGCTATTTCTTCGCCAATGGGCGGTCTCCAGGCGCGTACCTCATCATTCAAAAGGTGCGCACCATGATCCAGATATCTTTCGATCCAGTAAAGTTCTCGCCTTCTTGGATCTGAAAAATCGCCAACAACCTCCAGCGTTAACATCCAGGGCAATCTATGCTCATGTAAAATCTCTTGTATCATGGCACGCTTAAAATCATTGCCATCGTTCATGAGCATATGTTGCTTGAAGCGAACGTAAGGATCATTTGTAAGCCCAATGTAGAAAACAGCACCATCCCTCGGATCTACCAAGGCATAGATGACGGTAACTTCTTCTTCTAGCTTGGGCAATGCCCAAGCATCTTCGTTATTCCGTCTATTTATACGGTCTGATTTATGTACATCAAAGACTAGCTTCTTCCTCATGCGCCCTCCTGAGCGGATTCGTCGGCTGCTCCCATTAAAGGAAAAGCATAGCCTTCCGTTAAACAGAAGTCCCACAGATTATTTACAAAGTCGCGTCTGACTTCGAGCGGCCACACGTTAATGTCTACATCCTCTACATCAGCCACTTCAGAGGCAAAAGCGTTAAACTGTTCAGGCGTGGCCGTCTCTACATCAAACGTTTGTTCCTGTCCTTCGAGATTGAAGGTCAATCGGCGCAGATCCATGAGATTGAACCTTCTTCCCTTTTCGGGCTTTGCGGAAGTATTCCGGGTATTCCCGCCTGTAGTATCGTCGCATTTGGTCTGAGACGTAGTTGTCATTAGGCCATGCTCCATTTCTGTTTTGCACGAACGTCAATAAATCAATCACTTCTGCCTCTGTTCGCTGTCTCCCCTTTTTGCCTTTGAACTGCATTTTCTTTGGCAGTTTTTTAGCAGTTGGCGCCGGGGAATTAATTAACGCTTTTTTAACGCTTTGAGGCTGTTGTGATAATTTTTCGTTAATTTTTTCAGGTTCCGATGTTTTAACGGGCGTTAATTCTTTTTCCTCAACAGGCGTTAAACTTTTCGGTTGCCTTATAACCTCCTGGGGAGGTGTCAGTGTCACCGTTTCAGGATGGCTCATAATCACTTGTTGCCTCGGTTGTTCAGGTACTACAGGCTTAACGGGTGATACGTACTCGATAAACGCCTTTGGTGGTCGCTGATAGGGCTGCACCTTTGGCTTCTTCGGTTGTTCGGGTGAGTCGCCAGGGCTAGACCGTGCCACTGGCGGCGGGTACTCGTAAGGTGGGATAGGAGGCATCGCAACAGGCTCCTGGTTTGGCTCCGTCCCGATAGGCTCAGAAGTGTGGTCTTCGTCTCCTGAGCCGTCTATTTTGGGCTGTGTCCATTGGATGATGGCACGCTATCCATGATATCTACAGGGTCATCGAATGTACGCGGTGCAAGGTGCTTCGCAGCGGCTATACGGGCTTCCTCGCGGCGGCGTTGATCTTCGCGGCGGCGCTGCGCGGCTTTGGTATCAGAGTCCACGCGATCACGTTCATTCGCATCCTTGACGTCATCTATCGGGCGCAAGTCACCGGCTGCCACACGGCGCAACTTATCCACATCCTTGATCTTGCCGAGGTGTTTGCGCGTTTCGCTCCACACTTTAGACCCGGCTTCGTTCATAACCCTGGATGCCTCTACATCGTGCGGTACGTTGACCTGCGCGTGGAGCACCTTGCCGAACAGATGCGCGAGCCATAAGAGCGCCAGGCCGATACCGACCATTGCCAGCGCAATTGGCGCGAAGTTCAACTGAAATGCTCGGAACAGCAAAGAGAACAATTCCAGCGCCAGTACAGCCCACTTCAATTGATGCAAGGCTTTGATAAACGAGCCATCGCCTTTGTCGTCCTCGTAGGCGAGTACATCCTCCTTCGTGTACTCAGCAAAGAAAAACGTATAGACGACTGCCAGGAACATGACCGCGCCACAGGCGAGCGCGATGGTTTGCGGTGCCTCTGGAAACGCGCCTTGAAACCGCTCGCCCATCCAGAAGCCAAAGAATGAGAATGTCCAGCCGAAGTACAACGCGCAGGCCAGGCCGAGGATAAGCGCCAATAACTTGCCGATAAATTTGTTGTGAAACAACTTCATGTCGAGAGCCTTTCTGTTGCTTATCCGTTGTATGGATAAGGTGTGTAGCCACGTTACTGGACTGGGAGCGTGGCGACTCCCGTTTACGCTTTACACAATCAATATCAGAAAACAGAGCACAAAGAAGGCGCACACGCCGAGAAAGAGCGCACACGCGCACAGCCTGAGTATGAGCCATAGCACACTCATGCTTGCATGTCCTTCAAGATTGCTTCCCAATCGACTTCTACCGGCTCTGTGATTGGCTCCTCAGCGTGTGGCAAGAAGCCCTCGCCACTGGCCTTATATGCACGCCTGGACAGTGCATAGACGATGCCACCGCCTATCACGGCACCGACCAGGAGCGCCGCGCCGAGTGATATCCAGTAGGCGGTAAGCAGGTCGGGAACTACGTCGTACATCTCACTTACCCTCCACAACGTCATTCCAGACGGCTATAATTTGTGAAAGTTCAAATCCCTGGAAAAGCAATACCTTGATCGTCGCTTCTAAGAACCCCATTTCATCTTCTTTGTCCAATCGCTCTAAGATATACCCTCCAAAACCCTCAGCGAGACAGATGAATGTCGTGTAATCATCAGAGTCCAAATCATACTCACTCACTGTTCTACCCTCTTTCTGACAACTTCACTCGATAATCAACACCGTTCATCGGGAGCAAGGTGATGCGCTCATGCAGCCTACTGATCGTTGCGCCGTCTAGCCACACTTTCAAATCCTCCTGCTCATTGGTGATAATGATGGTCGGAAGTCTGCGCTTATAGCGCCTATCAAGGAACTGGGTCAAGGTCGCTTTCTGGTAGCTCATATCGTCCTTCATCTTGACGTAGAGCTTGTCGAGTTCGTCGATTACCAGGAGTGGCGTTGTAGCGGCTGCCTCGATCATGCTTGCCTTGCCCTCAAAGGATGTGCTGTATAAGGCGTCGAAGAAGCCCTGAGCCGTGCAAAAGAGGCATGGTATCATGTGCGCTCGCAGCGTGTTCAGAATGGCGGCTGCGAGGTGTGTCTTCCCAGTGCCGTAACTTCCCATCATCAACACATTTCGACTGAACGTATCACCGACCCGGCGAGCATCCACAAAGAGCCGTGCATACTCGCTGCACTCTTTGAACGCCTCATGCTGGTACATTGCATTGAAGCCCTCAAACGATTTCCCTGTGAGATCATCCTCCTCCTCACCAAGCCAGGTATAGGTTCTATTGGTGCGGTGCAAGTTCATGACAGCGGTCATCTCGGCTTTGGCTTCAGCCTGCCCGATTCCCTGGTCGGCTGCAATCTCACAAGCGCAACGCCTGCGCATGTAGCCATTCCTGACATGCTTCGCTTCAATCAATCCGCACTCCTGGCAGACGTACCTGAGTGATTTCGGGTCATCGCGTGAGACGATGTGAGGCCGCTCATCAAACATCCAGTCAGGGATTTCAAAGCCGTGAAATGGTCGCTTGCCTGTTGAGGTATCTTGTGCAGGTTTTACTTTGAGATATGCGAGATCACCCATTGTTACACCCCTTAGTGCCTGGCTAGATATTTACCCAAGGCTATTGCCGACATGAGAAGTACGACAATCAACTGGCCGAGAACAATATTAACGAGAATAAGATCAACTGGATTGTTTAACATTTACATCGCTTTCTGCTGACGTGCCAGGAGCGCCGTCAGGCTATAATCATTGCCATACGCATCAGGCCCGCTTTTCGCTTTGCCATTCGTCTTTGGTATTGGCTCCTTTGCGCTCAGGTTCGGCAGCCAGCCGTAGAACTTCAAGACGGTGAATGTCTGACGCTCGAAACCGCTGAGTGACCTCAACCCCTTAATCATGACTTCATCGCTTATATCGTCGGCTATAAGCAATGCTATGCCCTCCTTGTGTAACGCTCGCTGCCTGGCGGTGTAGGTTGTGCCACGTTCAGCTTCGATGATGGCCCATAGCTCTTTCTCACGCCGTTCTGCCTGCGCCTTGATCTGGCGTGCCGTCATCGCCATCGCGCCCTGCTGCACACTACCTGGGGGTGCAGCCGATGCAGCAGGCGCTCGGGGGAGAGTAGTCGAGATAGTTTGCTGTGTCTCGTCTACGAGTGGCGTATCTCCTCCACGACTTCGAGGAAGGTCTTCACGAAAACCACTAGGAACGCCACTATCACCAGTGCGACTATGATCAGTCCTATCATCGCCTTGTCCTTTCAAGTTGATTGCTGGCATCTTTACGGTCTCTTCTTCCGATAGCCCTTGACTATGAGAAGAAACTACCTGTTTCTCAACATCCAACTCATGACTATGACCATATACAGGATGAGCAGGCAGATAAAGATGATCTGTATTGTTGTCGTGTCCATCGCCTTGTCCTTTCACAACTGGCATGCGTGGTTCGGTTTTGCGTACTTTCCAAACAGTATAATCAGTCACATTTTCAGATGCGGGCGCGTCAACTTCTGCGTCAGCAGAATTGACACTACCCCCGTTATTATTCTTAGTTTCTTCTATTGGTATATCTATAGGTATTCTTGCTTGCAGATTTGCAAGATCGTTCTTGTAATTTTGCAAGGTTGATCTTGCAGAATTGCTAGATGGTTCTTGCAGATTTGCAAGATCGTATGTTGCAGATTTGCAAGATTGTCCGTCTGGTAAAGCCTCTAAAGCCTTACGGATACGTTTCAAGTTTAGTTTGTATTCCATCGTGGCCTTGCCGACTGCTCGACGCTTCTCAATGAAACCATCTTTGACCATACCTTGCAGTTCTTTATGGATTGTTCGTTCGCTGCATGCATGTCTCATACGCCGAGCCATCTCAGGAAGTGACATAAATACCCATAACTCTTTTTCGCTTCCTGTGGCCTCATACTGCTTATTGGTAAGATGTTCTAAAATTGAAGTGATGTAAGCGCGGCATACTTCATTGACACCAGGAGCCTTGAAGACTTCGCAAAAGTCCTCTTCAAGTATGGTGAAGAAATACCCGCTTCTGTGCTGGAATACGCCATGTGTACCGCTCATAATATCCCCTGCTTATCTATAAAAAATGTGAAATCCATGCCTTGCCCTGCCAATCCACACCTCACCTCACCTTGCCGTTGCAAACCGCACCGGGCCAAACCTTAACAGCCTCACCCGACCGCTCCACGCCTCGCATCGCAACACCGTACTAAGCCTAGCCTCGCCTCTGCATACCAATCCATACCACGCCGTTACACACCTCACCTTGCCAAACCATAGCAACCAAGCCGCACCTTACCTGACCTGACCTCGCCCGACCCTACCGCGCCATGACTTGCCATACCAGACCAAGCCTCACCGCACCCGACCTTACCGCACCTCGCCATGCCTTAGCATCCTTACCACATTTATACCTGTTTCTCCCAGGAAGAAACAGAAAACCGACCATACTGGCCTTTCTTTGCTGGCCTGAAATCGCCTATGCCGACGAGCTTACCCGCATCTTCGAGCACTAAACGAACAAGTCTTTCACTCACCAGGTCGGTATCAATCTGTATCTGAAATCTGATAAGCCACTCGTCAAACATCGGGCGATGACGAACAATACGCGCTCGCTGAATAACGACAGGTCTGCTATCAACATGCCATTCACCCTCTAAGGGAAGCTCAAACGGTGTAACAAAGATTGACGCTGCCATGTCTGCTGTAGCTGCTCTACGTCCGATCTTGTGGCGTGATGCAGCGCCTATAAGCGATTGTCGGATATTCTCAGCAGGATAAAAGATACCATTTCCGTTTTGATATAAGCGGTTTGCTGCATCATCTTGTGGACTTGGCCTTTCTTTTCTGGAATGCTCGCCTGAACTAGCCGCCTCTTGCGCCTCTTCGTGAAACCTGTTGACGATAAGCGGTGTTATTCCCTCGATGCCTACGTTGATTGTTGAAATCATTTGACTATGATCTTCCTTTTCTTGTAACTTAGTCTCACCACAGCGGTGAAACTGCTCTTGTAACTTAGTTCCACCGTTGTGGAACTCTCCGCCTTGCCACGCCATACCCGACCGAACCAAGCCTTGCCGCGCCTGGCCCTACCACGCCCCACCATGCCATCCTTACCGGGCCTTACCGGGCCTCACCCTGCCAGACCTTACAATGCCACACCTGACCTCACCCGACCAGGCCAAAGCATACCGTACCTTAGCAACCGGGCCGCACCCGGCCTGACCTGACCTAACCCTACCGTGCCAGACCAAACCCCGCCCGACCTTACCACGCCTATCCTCACCTGCCTTGTATGATTTCCCATACTTGCAGTACACAGTTCTCCACATCCAGGTGTACTTCTGTGCCAGTAAAGCGCCAGATACGCCAGCCTAGAAGCTGTATGACTCTTGCTCTTTGTGCGTCGTATGTGCGATCACGTTTGCTGTTGTGGTATTGATGCCCGTCTAGCTCGATCACCGTCATGCTTTCAGGGTGTGCGAAATCGACACGATAGCGGTCTATGTGGTACTGGCATAAGAGTTTTATGGAAGGGAATTGCTTGCACCATTCCGCATAGAAATCTGTTTCAATTGGGCTTATGGTGGATGTCTTCACTTCAGGTACAATGGCCTTGATTATTGATTGCCTTGCTGTACGTTGCAATGCATCATATTGATTGAAGTCTTTTAGATAGTCGTTTATATCGTGCATAGGTTTACTCATGTTTGCCAGCCTTGCTAATCTTGACTACCTTCATGGTGGACACGTCGTATACCAACGCCACCGTATCGCCTAGCATGATGCCCTGTGTGCCTGCCAGCGTCGGCTCTAGCCAGAATGCATAGCCGCTCTCTAGCTGAATGAAATCGCCGTCTATGCGGGTGATGCGCCCCAGGCACGTAGAAACGGTAAGCTCGCTACTCATGCTGCATGCACTTTCTGGTAATGCTTCACCTTATAGCGCAACTTCTCGCACTCGCTGCACCTTTTGCGCAGTTTGTGGAGGCCACACAGCGCACGGTGCGCGGCGAGTTGGCGCATGAGCTGTGCGAGGCGATAGCGTGCGTACCAGTGATAGGTCATGGGGCCTCCTCAAGCAAAGGCCGGGGATCAGCTTTGCCGAAATACTTATTGACGAACTTGCCATGATCCCAACGCCTACCACGCCAATAGCCTTTATCGTTCATGATCGTCATAGGATAGCCGTCAACCATGTAATGCACATGGTTGTTCACCTGGGGCATCTGTGCGCGTCGTGCCTCTTCCTGTGCTTCCAACTGAGCACAGATCTTGCAGCGATCATTTGAGTAGATGACACGGCTCTTTCTCGGTGGTCGTACTGGCCTGCAAGCGACATGATCGCATGTGTAGATGACGGTAACGTAGATGAGTTCAATGACCATGCTGCGCCTCCTCCTGTCTTGCCCGATCCGTGTTCTGTATCGCTAGTTCAACGCGCCTGCACTCCTCGCACACAGCTCGCGCCTGGCCGTTGATGACGACCGTCGTGGTTGCCTCACGGTCGCACTCACGGTCGCAGTCTAGAGGGTACGTGCAGCCGTAGCGACGCGGCCAGGGGAAAGGCTCAATCTGTTGGGGCATGGCTGGCCTCCTGCCCTATCATCGCCTTGTTGAGATTGTCTGCCATACGATCATAGAGGGCCTTTTCCCGCTTACTGAGGTCTTTCCATGCGTTTACGGTTGTAGGTGTGTGCTGCAAGCCGCGTTTACGCACATCGTCTAGCTGAACCTTGTTATAGGCTTCGTGTACATCTTGTCCTGTAAGCTCTTTCATCGTTGTGCCTCCTGTGTCCGCTTGACAAGCTCCTCTGCTGTGATGCCGAGCAGCTGCGCCAGGAGTGCAGCGAGGCGCATATCGTAGCCATGCTGCATGTATCCGCTTACGGTTGGCGTGGCAATGCGAAGAGTAGCGTTCTCATCGACAACGGTCGCTGCGGGCATAAGTTGGGTGACTTCCCTGGTGATATCGGATGCTTCGTTCAAGCGACTACCTCCTGCCTGTAGATCATGTTGAGACATCCTATTTGCACATGTAGACAAAAATCCTTCTCTTCTTCAGACAGGTTTTCATCTATAGGGACTTTCCATATGACTACGAATAAACAGACAATCGCAGAATGTAACGCATCTGCTGCTTGATTGCGTGTAAAGCCATTCTCACGCAGCAATTTGACGAAGTTCGGTGCAAAGTCGATCAGTTCTTGGCGTTGCTTCTCATTCATGCAACACCTGCCTTTCGTTTGCTTCGTTTGGGATGCTGGTACATGAGTTGCTGAGGGGTAATATCCAGGGCTACGGCGATCTGGCGTATGACACTTCCTCGCGCCCCCTGGTATCTAGCAATCTCAATATTCATAATCGTGTACTTACTCACACCTGCAAGATCGCCTAACTGCTTCTGTGAGAGGTGCGCTGATTTGCGCCATTCTTTCAGGTGTGGCAACGGTGTGCCGGTGTTGTCGATCTTCCTCATGCTGCACCTCTCACTTCACGTCCGATGAGATGCCTTGCTAAAATAATCTCCCACATGCGGTCATAGCAGGCTTTGCAGACATGCCGTATTTCGCTCGGATAAGAGATGCCGTTTAGCCTGAATGCTTCGGTGTGATAGGTGATCTCGGCGTGATGCCAGCACTCGATACCGTTCTCTTTGGCTTCACAGGTTGGAAGCGCATAGCGTGTTGATGTGCTAAAATAGGGACTCTCGTCCGTTTTACTGATGTAAGGACGTGTGTCGCGTGGTATACTATTATCATGCGTATGCATTAAACAACTCCTTTCGAGTTGTGACTAGCCTCGGGCCTTGCGCTTACATTTGTCTTATCCTTACGGATGTGCTACACTGTAAGCAAAGGTCGAGGTGGACTCGCTAACCTGGATGCTAAGTCGCCAAACTTGTAAGCGTCCAGGTTCTTTCTTTTCAGCCTTATTGACTGCTGCTAGACTCTCTCTGAGTTTTCATGTATACTATTCCTAGTCTACTTTTGCTATGTGCAGTTATCTTGATGTCGAGGCGCCGATGGCTTCCCGAGTCAGCACTTCCTGCTTTTTGGCTACTTCTCTTCTACATGTTTCGGCTTGATCTGCTTCCGTTTCATGAGGTCATCCAGATCGGATTGTCGAATCCGATATTGTCCTCCTAATCCACTTGCGACTAAATCGCCTCTCAATATCCATCGTCTAATAGTATTAGGATGGAACTCAAGCAGGTCTGCTACTTGCTGGAGCGTATAGATACGTTCTTCCATGTATACGTTTGCGCCCCTCATGCTAGGCTCCCTCACAGTACAATGTTCACTATTAATAACCAACGCACACTAACACATATCAGTGTACCGTGTACATTCGCATTTGTCAAGCCATCCACCGATTATGAAGAAATCTTAATATGGATGATGAACTTTTGTTCTAGAGCTTGTGTAACAGTCAAAATCTAGAGAGACGGCTTGCTCATTGTACACCGAGAGTCCATGTTAAAAATCACATAAAACTGGTGGGAATGGTTAAGAAATCCGTGAAAACGTGAAGATTTCCACGTCATAACCACCCTCCAAGAAATCCAATCATAGCAACCCAACAGAGCACCGCTGCAATAGCCAACACATCTGAACCATACCACAGCACCATATGTTCGTGTTTATTTTGTAAGGTTACATTTCTACTCATGCCAATGGAGACAATGAGCAGGAGCACCCCCAAAACAAAACATGCTGATGCCATATCAGCATTCGGCATCCATATAGGAAAAATACTCTTCATCGCACATATACCACAGTGATGCCGCGCCGAAACATGCTGACTTTCTCAATGGGTGATTGACTGGCCACGCGCCAGCCCTGCCTGGCCAGCTTCTTTGCGTCGTGCTGAAACTTCTTCACCGCCGAGTACGACGGCCAGCCAGCCTTGTACACCTTCACCATTTGCTCAGGCGGGCGTTGTGGCTGCTGGTATGGATACTGTGGTCGCTGTTGATATGGGTTCATTGTACGTGTGTCCTTTCTACGAATATGGTATACTATTTGCACTTTTATTGTTAAGCGCATTGACAAAGAAAGTACAAAGTTTGCATGAGAGCACCGGATTATTCACGGTGCTTTTGTGTTATACTGAGTGTGTGCATGGCGCCAGGTGCATTTGACTGTGGTATACCTGTGAGCTACCCGTTAAATCTTTCATCACCTGGCGCTGGCCTCACGCAGCCGGTTTGACGGCTGGCCTTTCTGCTGTGTCCTCCCCAGTGATCGACCAGGGCTTTTCCTTGTACTCTTTCAAACGCTTCACGTCAGCGAGCGCGAGATATTTGCGCCTATCACGTCCAAACTTCGTTGGTGTGATCTTCAGATCATGCATGTAATTGTAGATCGAAGCACGCTTGACGCCGATATACTGCGCAGCCTCCGCAAGGTTCATGTACTCCTTTTCTTCTGTCATAATTGACATAACTCCTATCTATATTGTACCTAATACGAGTATAACGAATACATATGAATTTGTCAAGAGTGTCCAATATTAGTCCATGATGCGCTTGACTTCTGTCTATGAACATGCTATACTATGTATATAGAATGAAGTTAAGGAGTTTTGAAATGGCAACAGAAATCAAGGCAAACGCAATCTACAAGATCATCGGGCAGAACTGTTATGCAGTTCCTAGCAATAGCTCAGACGCAATGTACAAGGTGTGCTTCGATGAGAGTGCAGCCAATTGGACATGCACCTGCCGCCACGGTGAAGTTCAATCGGAGCGCGGCCAAGCCGCTCGCTGTTGCCACGTTGCAGCAGTGCAAGTTTCGATCAAGGCAAACTTGCCAGTCTCTACTGACCAAAAAGGCTTGCTGCACAGTGCCAGTGGCAAAGCGTTCAGTTTACTGAAATAAGAAAGGAAACAATCATGAAGCAAGAATTAGAACAGTATCGCGTTGAGCCTGGGAACTTTTGGCAAGCATTACCGATGATGGGCGTCGATGGATATGACACCATCGGGCTTGCAGAGAAACGCAAGTGGTACGTCGTTCCTAGTTGGGGGCGAGACGGATATGATTTGGGTAGCTGGCCGCTCGTTATCGTGTTCGTGCGAAACACGAAAGAGTCCTTTGATGTCATCGAATACGTTGAGGGTGATGTATGTATGTACTCTTGCCCGACCTCTGGGATACGCCAATCCATTATAGACGAACTGGCTTTCTTCCATTGGAAGCATCAAGGCGAGTCCTGGGTAAAGGACTATGAGAGCGTAGAGCAGTTACCAGAAGAATTATGCGGCCCTTATCGAGCAGCATGAGCTTAGAGCGATTATTGAGAGATGAGGCTGAATTGCTGGCCTCGTTTCTCGGAGAGGAATTTGAAATGGAACATCAAGCATTTTACGAAGGCTTATTCCTGACGATGGAGCGATCGGGCCAGGACTTCAGGACTGAGCAGGAAAAGCTAGAAGAGCAACGACTCGACGCTCTTGCTCAGGAGGATGTCGAGCATACGCGCAATGGCTATGGAGCCACAGAAGCGCAGCCATCAAAAGTGGAAGTCGCTATCGGCCAGGGCAAGACTGCCACGTTCTACCGTGAGGCGGGCGATGTGCTGCTTGAGTGCGAGGAAAGCGCGTTCTACCTGGACAGGGACGAGGCGTATCGGCTATTATCGTTGTTGGAGGCAGAGTTCAAAGGAAGTGTCGTATGACAGTCAAGATACACGGCAATCAATACGTGACCGTTGTCGAGCGCATGGACATGATGCGCCAATCTGAGAAGCCTTTTGAAATCGTGGAGAGTATGCCGATACAGGTCGGTGATCGGTGCGTGTGGCGTGTGGCTATCATGCTCGGCGATTTCAAGTTCTACGGCAGCGCTGAATGCCACTTCAACGCGAAGCCTGGCACTGCTGACGCCACAGACCCGTTTGCCTGCGCCGAAACATCGGCTATCGGTCGGGCGCTTGGCTTTGCTGGCTATGGTGCGGTTGAGAGTATCGCCAGTGCTGACGAGGTGGTTCGCAATCAGGAGCCAGCACCACAACCAAAGCCAGCCTTGCAGACGGTGCCAGCGCAGCCTGAAACGCCAGCCGTCAAGGAATTGCAAAAACGCTGTAACGCACTCTTCGGCGTTGGCTTCTGGCAAGCGATGATCTTGAAAGCTCTCAAGGTTGAGAACATGGATATCGTGCTGAAGGATAGCGATTTGACGGCAGATGATCGGCTCGCTATTCAGAAGTACATGGACTTTGCCGAGGCCAGGAAGGCCAGCTAGGAGGAGAAATGACCACAACTGAGTTCAAGCGGAAAATGCAGGCCGATGGATGGAAAGTGCGCAAATTGGAGAAGCTCGAAGTCTTTGAGATCAGCGCCGACAGAGTGCCGACGTTCCGCGTGACCTTTGCGGAATTGTACCCTTTGACTGATATCGGGCTGCTCATTGCAGAAAAGCTACGGCCTCATATCCCCTTTTAAATAGTCGAATAGCAGGGCTGGTGCAAGCTGGCCCTAAAATGAAAAACCGTGCGCTAGGCTTGTACTTTGCCTATGCACGATCTTCCTCGGTGGCCTCTTTTAGCTTGTGAAGGACGACTCCTGCTTGTAGAGGTCTGCAATCAGTCCTTCGGCTCCTGGCCCTTCGTTCTTCCAGATAGCAGTTGCCTACACCCCTGATTGGCCTTCCTGTTTCATTTGCAATCTCCACAGGAGGCAAAGGTAAGCATACTCGCCATGCGCACAGTCTGTCAAGGCTCCACAGGTACAGGTATCAACACATCAGGTGCATTTCTGGTGTTGCTACTGCGTCGGCTGCTGCATTGCTGGTTGTACCGCGTTCAACTCAAGATTGGTAAAGTTCCGATTGAGCGGTGCGAATTGAGACGGCACGGGCTGTACCGATGTTGGGGTAGCCAACGCACCAGGTGCGAATGCGAATGTATGCGCTGGCTCTGGCGGTGCAACTGGCGCAGGTGCCTGTGGAATGTTGTTGTGAATGACCACGGGCGGCTGCGCTTGCATCGCTTGCATCTGTGAAACGACCTGGGTCAACTGCTCCTGCTGCGCATTGAGTTGCCCTTGCTGCGTTGGGCTAGGCGCTTTGAGTGCGAGATTGCCGCCAAAGAGCGCCAGGGCTGACCCGAACATCAGCGTTGCCGCCACGAAGTCGATCTTGCTCATGTACAGCAGCCCGATGCCGCCAATGACAAGCAAAGCGGCCAGGACAAGCGCCGATATTTCGGGTAGTGGGTTCGTGTTATTAGACATGCTATAATTCCTTTCTGAAAGGTACGAAATGACTGATAGAGATACACACTTTGCAGGCTTTTCCGAGTCACATTATCTTGAGTTAAGTGATCTCTTTGCTGAAATGTATGCTTGCCAGATAACGAATGACCATTCTGGTGAAGATCAGGCCAGATATACTATTCAAACCCTCATGGCGCAACGTGCCTATGATCTGGCCTATCACACGATGGCAAACGTCACGCAGGGAATGGCAGCAGAGAATGAGCATAGGCCAGACCTCGCAAGAAACATGCGCTACATTCCCGATCTTACACAATAGCCTGAGCCACCAGACTCTGAATAGCTGCATCCCCGTTGTGCGATGCCTGCCCGATAGCCTGCAAACGGCTCGCCACCTTTGTCTGATCGACGCCTGTGACCGTCGGCATTGCCTTTTGTGCCTGGGCAAGATCGTGCTGTAATTGTGCTATAGCGGGGTCTTGTCCATTCCCGCTATACAAATGCGCCTTGTAGACACGGCCTGCACCTGGCGGCGTATCGTACACATGCCCTGGATCAAAGAACAACACGCCGCGCTCGAAGTATTGCTTGGTGTTGCCATTGCTATCAAGCGCAATCTCGTTTGAAACGGGTAAGCCTAAATCAGTCAAGCCGCACAAACCTTCGCCACCGATGCGCTGGTAGAACGCCAGCACTTCGCCGTGTATCTGGTGGCCGTTCTTGCATTGCCACCAGCCAGGCGCGTTGCTTGTGAAGTAGTTTGCCACGCCCGGCGTTGATAAGTCAATCATACTGCCTCCTCCGATGCTCCATTGTCCATAGTCAATATGCATCGAGCGGTTATAGTCTACCGAATGGCCGGACATGCTGACACCATTCTGGTATTGTTGGATGTGCGCGCGCGGCTCCCAGGCGCCACCTGACCATGCATAGGTTTGCCAACCCCAGGTGATAAGGCCAGCATTGAACAGGTATTCGAGCACGCGATACGAGCCATATGCACCTGTGCGACTCTTGCCTATCACGGATGCAATACCCTTGAAGTAATCCACCGTCTGCGAGCCGTCAACATCTACATCCACGCTAAAGTAGATAGGCCGGTTGGCAGGGCCCCCACATGCTTCATGTTGACCAGCCGCTATGTGTGCATCCTGCACGCCCGATGCTGTACCCTCAAGCGCACGATTAGCATACCATTCATAATTGCTCACAATGGCGATACCAGCCGCTGAAAGTCCTTTCGCCTCAGCCGGGGTCAAGAGCTTGACTTGTGTCAAATTGTTGACGTATGACAGATAGCGGCAGACGAATGACACGCCCGCCGCCTTCATGGAAGCTACGGGCGGGCCGGTTACGTAGTCAAGACCGAAGGCCATAGATCACCTCCTTTCAGCGAGTTTTCAAAACTCACGATATTCATAGCAAAAACACTTGACAACATATATGTATTCATGTTATTCTTACTATATCAAATGAATACAAAATTGTAGTCAAGGAGAAACGGAAATGACAAGGTATTTTATCGAAGCAAAGCTCGGTGGCGGTGAAGTTGAATTTTACACAGAGAAGGAAGTTAAGAACTCTTTCCCATCCTTTAAAACTATCCCAAATGAGTTTGTGAGCAATGGCTATCACTACACCTCGACAATGGTGGGAAGCATCACAATGACCACTGGTACAGTAGTTACTGGTGATTTCGCTACCCTGGCAGAACTGGAATCCTACATTCAGGAGAATCAATAAATGGCACACAAAACATATCAAGGCCCCTACTCCGCAGTAGCGGCCTCCCCTGCTGGTTGGGAAGTAGAAGAGTGGGAAGTGGTCATGATTGGTACTGTCAATGAAGAAACCGTTCACACTCACATCTCCCCTCATACGTACAGGCAGCGTACCGCTGCCGTGAGACGAGCTACTACCCTCAATAAACAATGGCTTAAAAAGCATCAATCCCTCCACACCGCTCCTAAGTGAGCGGCTTTTTTATTGGCCTGAACCTCCACGAAGCCCTTACATTGAGCATGAACAGCTTCAAACGGATGTACATGCATCGCCTCCTTCCTGTGTGCTATACTAATGATGCCCCGTGAGTTCAAATCTCACACGATGCTCGGCGGGCGCCATTTGTCGGGTATCGTTGCCGGAGTGGTTTAACGGAACCTTCAGGGATTAAACCCCCTGAAGGTGGGGAACACCACCTCCTTTAGCGTACAAGTTGTAGCACTAAAAACACGATGTCCAGCACCACGGCGATGATCGTCAGGATGAGCATGATAATGCCTACCGCGCTTTGACGCGCCCCGGAGTACGTACCGGAAGCGGGCCACAGCAGCAGAACGAACAGATTGAGAATAGCTAAAAACTCGAAGTTTAATAATCCAGTCATAGTACGTTTCCTTTCTTAGCCTAGCCCCACTTCAGGCGTGGGCGTAGGCGTGTGTGTCGGTATACCAGTTGGTACACCAGTAGGGGTATGCGTTGGTGAATATATCGGTATCGGTGTCGGTATTGGTGTCGGTGCAGCCCCTCTTGATACAAAAACCGAGTTGAGCGCCAAGGCACCAATAATCAGGAGCGTGATAATCAGCACGCTCACGAGTGCGAGTAAGGAAGATCGTCTCAAGATAGCTAGCTCCTTAGTTTTCCTCATCTTCGTCATCAGGTACCTGTATGATGCGTTTACGTTTACCCTGATGACCGTCGATGAGGGTGATGGTCGTGCCATTGATTTCAATTTCCATGCCAAGCTGTTTAAATGCGGCCCGCATCGCAATGATCGCACGGCGCAGGCGTACCAACTCCCTTTCCTGTGACTCGTTTTGCTCTTTGTAGGCAGCGATGACGCTCTCCTGCAATTCCCCCAACTGCTTGACAGCCGCACGCCGGAAGACAAAGAGGCCGCCGATAATCACACAGAGCGTAATGGCGATGCTTGGGAGTGAGAGCAGCAGGTTCTCAGGTATCATGTATCTTTTCCTCAACGAGTGCCACAGCTTGCCGTGCCGTCTCAGCCGCCGCCTTTGCCGCCTCCGCGCTCTTGTTGCTCACATCGATAAGTGCCTGCTGCAAACGCATGATACGCTTGCTGCCATCTCTCCACATGAGAAAGAGTAGCACCAGCACGATAATCAGCCAGACGTAAAAAATGATGGTTAGAATGAGTTGTTGCATGTTCCTCCTTTCTTTACGGCTCAGCTACAACCTGCAATAGCTGCAAGTCCATCGCAACCGGGCCAGTTGAAAGCGTCACCACAGGATACGCCTTGTACAGCCCAGGCTTGCCTAATGGATTAGTGGCCAGCAGATCAGCAGCAGACGGCGTGAAGTCTGCCGTCGATGGCACAACTGGCGGCCCTATTGAGCCGACGTTGGTGACGTTCCATGCGCCAGTACAGATATACAAAGCGTTGTTGTTGTTGATATCCTCCAGGTGCATGGCAATCGAGCCATTCGCTACACCTGTCAGCAGAAACGTACCGCTATCAGTCGTAAAGGTGTGATGCGATGCCCGACCGTCTCCTGCTGTAATGGGACTCCATGCCATATATCACCTCGCTTTCCATGTTGCTAGATCATCGCGTGCATCCCACGCCGCCTGTTCATCTCTCGTTGTCCATGTCGCTTTGCCATCTCTCGTCACCCATGTCGCCGTGGGGAATTGTATCGTCGGCGCTTGTGCTGTAAGGCTGGCGATGAGCACACCCGCGCCTGCAAACGTGAGGGAAAGGGCTGTCCGTAGGGCCATCGTGCCTGTAAGCGTACCCGTTCCTATGAGTTGACAGCCGAGCGCAGTCGAAAGTGCCATCGTCCCGGCAAGGGTACCCGCCCCGGCAAGTGTGCTTGTCAGCGCCGTCTTTGCCGAAAGCGTCCCGGTAAGCGTGCCAACCCCCGCAAGCGTCGTGGAGAGCGCGGTCGTGAGTGACGTTGTACCTGAAAGCTGGCCAACCCCAACGAGTGTCGTTGAGAGTGCGGTATTTGCGCTGAGCGTTCCTGCGAGCGTTCCAACGCCTGCCATCGTGACTGAGAGCGATACACCGGCAGTCGTTGAAAGTGTACCGGAGAGCGTTCCTACTCCTGCAAGCGTGCATGTGAGTGCGGTACTGTCGCCAAGCGTCCCGGTCAGTGTGCTAACCCCGTCAAACTCAACTGCAAGCGCGAGATTTGCCGAGAGTGTCCCTGAAAGCGTACCGACCCCTGCAAGCGTTGTTGAGAGCGCCGTAGCAAGGGAGAACGTACCCGAAAGTGTGCCTACTCCTGATAGCGTGACAGTAAGGGCTGTTGCCTCTGTAAGCGTTCCTGTGAGCGTACCAACGCCCGGTATGGTCGTGGTGAGTGCGGTATTTGCCGAAAGCGTTCCCGTAAGCGTTGCCACGCCGACGAGGGTATCTGTCAGTGCAGTAGCCAGCGAGAATGTCTCAGCAAGTGTACCGACCCCTGCAAGCGTCACGGTGATCGGTGCAGGCACGATGCTAGCGTTGTAGTGGGTGGCGATCTGCGTCGGGCTGAGTACATAGTTGTACAGCGCTATCTCGTCCAGATCGCCAGCCATGTAGCTACCTGAATAGAACATGTCCAGATCAACCAGGATAGGGTCGCTGGAAATAGGAGGGTTGACCAGGGTTGCCGACAATGCTCTTGGCAGGTATGGCGGTAGGTGATTGTAGCGTGAACCGTTGAGGTAGTGCAGGATGTTGCCCGATGCGTCAATGGTCGTCACGATATGCTGCCAGCCTGACGAGATGTTGATCAGGTATTCCAGCGAAAGGGAAGTCCACGTATAGGGTTCGAGTGTGTAGGGGATGGTGACGGATGCAGGGCCAGTCAAGAGCATCGAGGTATTTGCGTCACTTGCCGAATACCCCGGTTGCCTCTCAGTCACACCTGTCGAGAGCGTGCCATCATAGCCGTTACCTGTGAAGTCAGTAACGGTTGTGCCTATGCCCTCATTCAGACGGTAGTACAGCACAGGGTTATCGGACAGCACCGCGTTGGGGTAGGCGCTCTCTGCTTGCCCTCCATTGATAAGCAGAGCTTGCACGCCACGCAGGAGATACCCCTTCGCACGTGGCGTGCCAATCGTCGCCGAGAGTGCGCGAGTGCGGTACCCCTTTTTGACCAGTACGCCGCCGAATGGTCGTTGTACGATCTTTGGCCCTAGTGCGAGCGGTTGGCTGGGTGAACGCGGCGCGTTGTCAAGGCTAAACGAGTCGAACTGGATGATATCGCCCGATGCCGCGCAGTTGGCAAACAGCCCGAATTGTCCGGCGGCTTGCAAGCTGCCATCTATCCACTGACCCGTCCAGGTGTCCGGTTCACCGGCGCCGCTCTGCCACACTTTCGCAGAGTACAATGAACCGACCGCACGAAAACGCAACCAGTACAATGTATTCGCGCTAACGCTTACGGGAAATGTCGAGCCAATCACGTTGCCAAGCACACGCAAGCGCATGAAATTGAGGCTTGGCGCAATCTCTAAACGTGCATTGGATGTTCCGCTACGCCCTACTATCCCTACCAGGTCGCCCGTTGCTGAGACGGAGAAGCGTACCAGTCCCTCGAAATCGGCGGTCGTTTTTGCGCCGAGCAGCATGATATCCGAGCCGGTCGCACCTGTCACCTTGCCTTCGTTGGAGGCAATGGAGAGCGTGACCGTCCCCGACGTTAGCGCCCAGGTTTCACCATCTGATGCCGTCCCCCAACTGCTTGCGTTATCGGCTCTGGTAAAGGTATCCTGGCTGATGATCGGCATGATGCTCTCCTACTCTGGCCCTGGCATCGATTGACTACTCTTCAGTCCAGGTGATCGAAAGATCATACACGCCGCCCGATGGGATTGCTACAGAGTTGAAGTTAAATGCAAGCTCTTGAGCTACCCCACGCAAGGTCATCGGCTCATACGGCTCTTGTCCATAGTCATAGACATAGCGATCTTGCGACCAGGTGCCGGCTGCCGCCGTCACAAGGCCATACGTCAGCCTGATATTCTTCCAGATCGTTGATGTGCCATCAATGGTTGGGGCGACGGTGTAGAGTAAGATGAGTCCAGTTGCCGCGCCATCGTTGCTATCGTGTTTGATAACTGCGGGGTTCGTACTGGTGCCGCCCGTATTCGCTATCGTGTGCTTCACGGCCCTGATATAGTTGCCCGCAGTTGCTGCCGTTGCTACACCCGAATATTCAATACGCATGACTTTGATGAGCTTGGTCGCCGAACCACGTAGTACGACCCAATCGGTCGGCGTTGCATATGGTGCAGTTGAAGCAATGGTGTAGGTATAGGTTGCCTTACTGCCTGCTGCTCCCTCAGCCCGTATCGGCGCTGAGTCGTTGGTTGATGCATCAGTAAGAACCTGCCCGCTCTGAATGGCCTTAAAGCCCACATTAGGGACGTAGCCGCAGCCAATAGGGATTGTTGATGAATCTGTGGGAGTTGCACCAAAGTTTCCACTCATAGTAGTTTATCCTTTCTCGTTAGTCGCCAAACCACTGCCAGGTAGGGGCGACACTATAGGTAATCGCGATAGTCTGCCCAACGGGTACCCTCACGCTATGCACATTCCCTGCGGGCGCTGCTGCCGTAATGCCAACCGACGACCCGCCTACGGAGACAAGGGTGAGCGTCCCGCCCAGGATATGCACCGTGCAGTCACAGCCGGTCGTGTTGGTAGCCGCCACGGTTGTAGCCGGGACGGCTGGCTGTGTGACGCTATGGCCGCGCGGGTTAAAGCCGATGTTGTTTCTGATGCGCGTGTTTGTGCCTATCTGCGTGATCGTGCCGCCGCCAATCAAGGTATTGTCGTGAATGTTGTTGCCCTGCGCACCAGTTTGCTCGATAATGTTCTGACCAGCCAGGCACACATTATCGTGAAATTCAGAATTGGTGGATTTTGTAGCGATGACCTGCCCACCAGTTGCAGAGAGGACATTATCATGACAGATAAACCCGCTTGCACCAGTATCGAATGCGATAGCTGTTGAGGAGCCACTGATCGTATTATTGGCTATAATCCCGCCGTTCGCACTATTGACATAGATATTCTCAAACGTCACACTATAGCAGTTGCAGCCGATGATATTGCATTGTGCATAGCTTGCAATATCGGTATTACTATTCCCAAAGCACGATGCGCCAACGATAAACGTGTTGATGCCACTTGTCTCGATGCCGTTGAGGGTATTATTCTCAAACTCCCCGCCAAGTATCTGACAACCGACCCCAGAAATGATATAGAACCCATCGCTTTTGCAAAAGTAGCAATGGCAATCCACAAACTTTTGCTGGCCTGCCCCGTTGATCGTGATGCCGTTGTTGGTGGTCGATTTGGCCGCATCACCCTGGCTGATAACGCGATGATACTCACAGTCCGAGGCCCCGCCATTGATGACCAGATTATCGCCTGGCGTGGTCGTATTCATCCCATTCCACACAAGCTCCACATCATCAAAAAAGACCTCATAGATCGTACCGGAAAAGGAGTCAACCTCAATGCCATTGCCACCGAACAGCGCGACCTTTGATTGCTGGATTTTGCCGCCATTGGAACGGAAGTGGATACCCTTGCCCGTGCTCGTGGTGGTGCTGCGCCCGATGAAGGTGATGCCAGAAATGAGGCAACTATCGGCATTTCTGGTATTGCCCACAATGAGCGCATAGGACGGATCAGCCGATGGGTCAATTTGAATGGTCGCCGAGCCATCGCGCTCCCCAAAGCTCACCAGAGAGACCCCATCGTTATTAATAACGATGGGTTGGGAGATGAAGTATTTCCCCACGGCGGGTACCGCAATAACCCCACCCGACGCGGGCAGGGAAGCAATAGCCGCCGCAAACGCAGCGTCATTTTGCGTAGCAGGCGCAGACGGCGACGCGCCAAACTGCGCAGCGGTGGCATAGATGGGCGGAATCAGGTTGATAAATGTCATAAGCCTGCACCTCTAGTCCATTGTCATGACAAGCGCGCCAATGGCAAAGCTAGCGACAACCCCAATTCCGATTGCCTGCGACGTGATGGTATTCCACCACAGTAGATTGCCCGTCGTTGATGCATCGAAAATACCGACCGCGAGGACGGTACCCCAGGAGACCGTTGGCGTTGGAAATGTGATAATACCTGAGTTACTGATTTGCGATGGTGTGGTTGAGCCGCCGCTAATCGATGACCAGCCACTCGACGCGACGGCAACCCGTGCATAGGAGCCGCCCGATACCTCAGTACCCGTATAGCTTGCGCTGGCGTCGGTGGTGGGTGCCGTTGTAAATAGCCCGACGTAGGTATTGGCCGGTGCTGCTCCCCATGCGCCTGACCCTGGCCACGTCGTTCCTTTCATCAAGTTGAGTAGATTGTTTTGCGCTTGTGTTGTTAAGCCTGACATGAGTATTCCTCCTTACGCGATGGCAAGCCACCAGACGTTATTATTGGTCGAGACGGTTGCCGTAAAGGTCGTGCTCGTCATCGTCGAGTTGACAAAGAACGTGATGCCTGTTGCCGACGGCGTGAGCAGCACCGCCGAGGGAATGACCCCCAGGCTGTGTGTAATGGTCGTGCCGCCCGTCGTGATGGCAGAGAAGCCAAATGCAATACGTGTGAGCGTGCCATGTGTGAGTACAATCGATGCGACGCCAAGATGCCCCGCGCCGTCGGTTGTGATAGCCGTATCGGAGGCGTAGTACAAGAACGTCTCCAAATTATTTAGGAATGTGGCGCTGATGGCAGGCGCTGCGTTCGTATTGAATGGCCCGGTCTTTATATAATGTGTGATAGCTACACCTCCTTATGATGGGTAAAGTACGTCCCCAGGGAATAATGTGCTTGATGGATAGAGTGGCACTGCAATCGCCACGCCGATATTGATGCTTTGGGCAATGCCGAGTCCTGGGCTGATGATGTTGCCAAAGAAATCTGTCCAGTTCGTGTCGTATGGCCCCACGACCGCCGTCACCGTATACCACAGGTTGAAGCCATCCTGTTGATCTGAGAACGCTACTTCGTCTACCAGCATCTGCGTGCCTGAGAAGCCAAACGGCGCGTAGCTGACGGTGATCAATTGCCCTGGGGCAAAGCCTGTCTGCAAGGTTGCCCACGTAAAGAGCAAGCCTTGTGTACAGTAGCGCGTCAAGCCTTGCCCAACGACGCTCTGGCCTTGCGCGAATGAGTTGATGGTGGGGTCGGTAATCACCGCTTCCACAATGCCCGATGTGCCATCAATCCCCGCCATGTACAGCACTTGATCAACATGCTGATTGTTGAAGACGGCCGAGGACTGCCCCGCGTAGATCATATGTAGCCTATCAGTACTCACCAGGATGGTTTGTGAGGGGTCTTGTGCGATCACCGGGTCATTGGGCGCCCAATAATACTGTGCTCCGACGGTGCCTTTGATCGCAATGCTCTTGGCAACACTATTGAGCGTGAAGGTGGTGGGCGCTGCATTCAAGGGATAGGAAAAGGTAAATGCGCGGGTTTGGCCGTCACCTTGCCGTGTCTCATCCCACGGCCCATTCTCCTGGAAGCCGCCGACGGCGTACTGCGTATTCCTGTACTTGGGGTTGGCGCGTGTCACCGATGGCGCCACACCGGAGCGTTTCCCGTCACTGTCAATCGTCGTGCCATCCACCGTTGGGCCTGTAATCGCCGTGTAGGGTACGAACCACAACACCTGATTTTGGTCGATCACCCAGTAGAACGGGATGCCATTGCCCGATGCTGCTGCGACCAGCGCATCCAGGGCCGTGGCTACGGTGCAATAGCCAAAGTTGGCAATCGGTATGGTGAGCCCCGCATCGATCTCGCCGACTGTCACACCCTCAGCAGCTAGGATGTTGGTGACGATATCCTGCACGATGAAACCAGTCGTCTTGTTGCGATAGAGATTGGCCACGATGCGCTTGTCCGCGAGATAATGCTGATCGGTTGCCGTGAAGCTCGTCAGCAGCATCGGTGAAAAGCCGGGCTTTGTCTCTACTGGACTGGTGATGTAACCAGAGTAGACGAGGTTGCTCAACTGATCGAAGAGCGCCATTTGCTGATACTGCTGGTAGTGGTTCGCACCGAGTGCATCGTACACGGAACACGATAGTTCGCCGCGCCGCCCGACCTTTGATTTGCCTTGCAGCGAGCCACTCACCATATTCACCGGCGTATTGCTAATCGTAAGGCCGGTATTCGAGGTTGGTGGTGGCGGCGGCGGCGGGGCTACAGCCGTGGGACTGTAGCCAGGAGTCGCTACAGATGCCGTTGACGACCCCATGAAGGTGACGGTATCGGTTGAAAGGTCATTCAACTGGATTTGCGCCGCCGCTGGCCCCGTATTGGTCAGCACCTTCACCTTTATTTCGATATACAGCTTATCCCCAGTACCAAAGGTTGTCACGCCTCCCGACGTACCAGTTGGCGCAAAGTTGACCTTGGTGGTGAGAATGGTTTGGCCTGCCAACACACAATCGACGATCTGGGTGTTGTAGCCTGTGGCCGCATTCCAGAGCCATAGGCGCACATGGATATCGGCGGTAATGGAGACCGCGCCTGCGCCGATCATGTTGAGACGCACGGAACATGTATACGTGCCTGGTTGCAGGTCGTTACCTTCCAGCGCCTTTGCACCATACAGGAAGCCAAAGCCCGACGGCCCGCCAATAGTGGTAGAAGCAGCCCAGGCTGCCGTGGTACCCTGAGCGACGAGCTCGCCCCAGTTGAGTGCTGTACCAAGCGTCGATGCTGTGTTCACGTCAACTGGCGTGCCAGGGATGGTATAGACCTGATTAGCCGTCGGCGTGACGAGTGATGCAGCATTGGCAAAGTAGGCGGTAAGCGGCGTCACTCCTGGCGGTGGCGGTGGCGTCACGTCTGAGACGGTCAAAACGACCGACGTGGTATCACTCTGCCCGCCTGCCGTCCAGGTCACACTGCCGGTATAGGTGCCTGCTGTCAGTCCTGAGATATTGACACTGATGGTTGAGTTCGCGGTGCCTCCTGCCGCCACGCTGCCAGATGTGGGTGACACACTCATCCAGGCGGCACTGTCCACAACGGTATAGGATGCTGATGACCCCGCCGTATTGGAGAGCGTCACCGTCTGATTGGCCGGGTTAGCGCCCCCTGTAGTGGCACTAAATGAGAGTGAGTTCGGGCTGGCGCTGAACGTTGCACCAGTCCCGCTACCCCATGTCGGATACGTCGCAGCGTAGGTCTTGAGGCCGTTATAGGCAGCCGTTTTGTGAGGACTGGCAAGCGTGCCTTGCACCAAACTCATGCCATCACGGTAGTTTGGTGCCGTATAGCCAGCGTAGTAGCCAAGTGTGAAACGAAACCATTTGGAGACGACGTTACTGGTACGTAAACTGTCGAGCACGGCATTGTCATACTGCCATGCTAGCGCCTCGCTGTTGTTACAGGCGGGAGCGCGGCCAGGATTGGCATTGACCTGGTAGCCCGCCTCTGTCAACCAGATAGGCACGGTCTGACTATACTGTGTGCGTTTGGCGTCGATCAATTGCCATGCATGCTTGATCGACGGGAGGCCGTTACCACCATTCCACGATGGGAGATCAACGGTTGGATCCATTGAGACAGGCACGCCGCCACTCGTAGGCAGGCATCCGTAGTAATGGAAGTTGATGTAATCGCCCTGGAAGACGCTCGAAATATAGGGCCCTGTTGCGGGATTGAGCAGGGTATCAAAGAACGCCGTATAGCCTGCGGTGTTGCGTTGGAGCTTACAGGCCACGCCTACGGTGATCGCGCTTGAGACGGCTTTGATGGCAGGGTAGACTGCCTTCATGGTCAGCGCTAATGATTGTACGAGTGGCACTGGTATGCTGGTGGTATCCGCCCCACTATTGTAGTCCTCGTTGCCGACCTCGATACCGTTCACGGTACCGTGTGCGCCGCCGTTGTAGCGTGTAGCGATCTGGCTGGCAAAGGTTGCTGTGTAGGACGGGTTTAACGGGTTGCCCCCTGGCCCTTGAAACTGAGAGGGCGCGAACATGATACTAAGCAATATATTGATGCCCGCCGCGTTACATTGCGAAACGGCACTGTCATATGCGCCCCATGAGTAGGTGGCTGCGTTCTGGTTCGTGGTACCCGTTGCGTCGATCAAGCTCCATCTGACCTGGTAGCGTAGCCAGGTGACGCCGAGATCAAGCATATCGGTGATGGCCTGACTGTTGAGCGCACCGGAGGCCGATGAGTTGCCAATGGTGACGCCGTAGACGTTGGTAAATGTCATCGGCCAAACCCCCCAGTATTGTACCTGATGGCTGCCGCGATATGTGGCATCAACCCGCGTGAGAGGCGCACACCATCGAGATACGTGTCCTGTGGTGGCACATTGACAACTACCGTGATCGGGCCGCCCGAACTGCGTGGAGCCATGGAGAGCGGAGTCAGCACAAGGTTGAGGCTTGATTGCAATTTCGGCATGCCCGATACCATGCCTTGCCCGATCTGCTCCGATATCTTTGAGCCTTGCGTTGCGAGGTCACGGAGTGGCCCTATCTTAGCAGGCGATGATGGAAGATGATCGTGGATGAAGGAGCCAACGGCATTCATGGCGCCACCGATGGCATTGCCGATATTGCCGATGATACCGCTTGCCAGATTGGAAATGATGTTTGCGCCCCACTGGATAGCCCGATGTGCCAAACCGCCGAAGAAGTCATGGATGATGGTGCCAAGAGCGGAAAACTCACCGCCGAGCATGCCTTTGAATCCATGCACCATCGTGCCGATGCCGTCAAACACCCCGCCTAGCATCTTCTTCATGTCCTCCCAAACGGCTTTCCAATCTCCCCGCAAGAAATCCAACCCGATCTTGATAATACCCGAAACGAGCGCCCACGCTACCTTGACGATGCCAGAGATAACGTCCCATGCCCCTTTCAGAATAGGCCCAAGCATCCCCCAAATTTGTGACCAATGATCTCTTATAAAGGTGAGATCAATCACAATGACCTCAGCCAGAAACTTGATAACGGGTACGATTTTCTCCATGATGAACTGCCCGAACTTTTGTAAGATCGGGCTGCCTTCTGTCACGAACCAGTTCCCCATCTGCTGCAAGACGGGTAACACCTTTGTCTGTATGACGCTCCATATGATTTGCAGACCGGGGATAAAGTTTGCCTGGATGACGCTCCATGCCTGTTTGAGCCCCACTATCAGATTGTCGATAAACGCCTTGAAGCCTGCATTGGTCTGGTAGAAGTGCATGAAGATCGCGGTGACGCCTGCGATAGCCGCGCCAATCGCCAGGAACGGCCACGTCGCTGCAATCACCCCGGCAGCCAGTGACCAGACGGCAGCTATGAGACCCCCCAGGAGGACGGCGCCGATGCCTGTCAGGATAGGAATGAGGATATTGGCGTGTGCGTTGAAGGTGGCAATCACATCAGAGACGGCATGACCGGATGCAACCCATTGGCTGAATGCATCAACGATTGGCCCGATTTTCTGCAAGAGCGAGGTTAAGATAGGCATGAGTGCATCGCCGATGCTCTGCTTGATATCATCCAGGCGCTGTTGTGCGATAGCCAGTTGCCCGCCAAAGGTCTTGCCAGCCGCTTCAGCGCTCCCGCCAAATTCCTTTTGCAGTTCTTTCAGGATGACGCCTTGCGCACCTGCGACATTGTTTGTATCCATGAGGTGCTTGATCGTGTCTTTTTGCGTCTGGTTAAAGGTGACGCCCACACGCTGCAAGGCAGAAACGCCCGTTATCGGGTCATTCAAGGCTTTGCCTAATTGAATAGCCGATGATTTGGTATCCTGGCCTAATGCCTGGCTCATATCGAGCACGGTCTTGGTCGCCTGGGGAAACACGTTCTTGCCGATATTGGTAAAAGTGAGCAGCATATTCTCAGATGCTTGTACCGTGTCGTCGCTAAACTTGGTGAGGTGTGAGTATTGCGTAGCGAGATCGAGCACCGCATTGGCGGTCACGCCTGCGATACCATGCGTCGATTCTATGACTTTGTTGGTTTGTGCAAGTCCAGCCTGAGCATTCATGGACTCGGTAAATATGCCGCCAATCTGCTCTTTGAGGAAGCCCAGGCCCGCAAAGACAGCCTGCCCACTAGCAAAGGAAAGCGCGTTTTTGAACATGCCGCCAAGACCGCCGCCAGCTTCTTTCGCCTTTTCGCCGGTCTTCTGCGCTTCCTGGCCCACGCCTTGTAGCTTTGCCTTTGCCTCGGCATCGCCCTCGACGCTGACCTTTGCTACTAATTGCGCGGCGGTGATAGCCATGTGTTACTTCTTCCTGTTCTGTGCTTCGATGATATCCTGCGCTTCACTCTCGGCGCTCATGCTCATAAATGCGCGATCTTGCCACCACAGCGATTGGTTCATCAGTTCCCAGGGTGGCACGCCTAAATACTTCGCAGCCTGGATAACGGCATACCAGTCAGGGTAATACCCCATCTTGCCCTTGGTCGCTATACACCGCCTCAGTGCGCGCCGTTCATCTGAGGCGTCAGCACTTCCGGGCGTAGATCGTTGACAATCGCCATAGCCACCTGCACCTTGAAGCCATACCCGAACTTGTCCATCTCCTCTATGGGCCACATCACGGTAAAGTCCTCATCCACGTAGATGTCCCAGGACTTGATAAGGTCGATCAAAAGGGTGTTGTCATCGACATTTCCGGCTTGCAAGTCGGCCACGTACTTGTCGGTCATTTTGTTGGGATAGTAGACAATCGTCACCGGCCCCAGGTTCTCTATCGGGATGGTGACGCTTGCCGTATTGCTTGCAATCTGGTTAAACGTAACTGGCATATGTGCCTTTCTATAGTGCTGTAAGTAGCGTGGTGATTAAGAACTTCTGTGCAGCGCCCCACGTCGCATCCTCCACAATCGTGAACTCCCATTGCTCAGCAAACACGCCGTCCTTGTCTGAGAATGGATTGGGCTTGCTAACCTTGACCGCCATATCATGCTGGAAGATGTTGTACGCCTGTGCGACCGATGCCACGGTGGGCGTGCCGCCTGACAGGGCAACGTTCGTCACACCGACTGGCGACATATCCGAGGCGAGCGCGCCTGAGAAGGTGAAGGTGTATGGCCCGCCCGCACTGCCTGTCACGGTACAGTTCGTCAAGACCGTCGAAAGTAACTGGAAGGCCGTGTTGACCGTCGCTGAGGTGAGGCCCGCGCTATAGGTGATGTTGGCGGTAGTCTGCCCCTTATATGAGAGCGTGAATGTTCCACCTGTCGCGCCGCCACCAATCGTCACGGTCTGCAAATTGTCAATAATCGCCCCCTGGCCCTGGATGCGCAAGAACTGCGTCGAGCCGGCTTGCAGGTTCGTAAGTGGCGTCATGCCAGTCGCATCAGCCTCCATGAGCAGCTTGATCGTACAGGTTGGGTTGAGATCAACGTGTGCCGACCAGCCCAGATTGGCGCGGTTGAATGGAAAGAACATCCCGTACAGATTGCCAAAGGCAAAGTCAACATCGAGCACTTTCAGCAGTTGGGTGGTGCCGAGTGCGGCACTGGTCGGGTCAAGGTAGTAGTTGAAATGCTTGCCTGCCGACGGCGCCAGCGCAACCGCCGTTGGCGTGCTCGTCATGGTGATGGCTCGTTGCAACGCCTGGGCCAGCACCTTGCCTGAGATGTTGAAGCCTGTTTTGCGGTCGCCTTTGTAGGCAAACTCGCTAATCAGGCCATAGTTGACCTTGTGGTTATAGATCGCATTCCCAAAGGCGTTGTTCTCGCCTTGCTCAATGGTGTAGGTTTGTGGCTGCACTGAGCCTGTCAGTGGCGGGACAAATGTCCAGTCTTTCGCCGTAGATGAGGAGCCATGCGCGGCAATCGAGGTGGCCGCGCCACACACGCCAGCGAGCGCATAGACGATACCGTTATAGTCAAGTTCTCCGGTCAGCGTACCCTCAACCCATTCACTATTTTCAATCAGGATGCTAGGATACTTGCGGCCCGTCGCCGAGAACTCGTTCACATCGGCCATAGGGCCAAAGGTGACGGCAAAGCATTGAATGCTCTTGTTCGCTGCGACGTTCACGCCAGGCGTCGTCTCAAGCCCAAATTGGAGCGTCTGGTTGATCGTACTTCTTTCGGGTGTCCAGACCATGATTTACACTCCTATCATCCCCTGCCTTGCCAACGAAAACGGCCCGCTTATTCCACGGCTTTCCTGAGAAGATAACCTACCTATTCGTAACCGACTAGATAAGCCCTTGCTTCTCAACCTCCCCATTGGCAAGGCACGAGATATAAAAAATTAGCTTCCTTGTAACTCTATATGGTACAGCCCGCCCAAATGACTCCACTGAGCGCCGTTAATGATTTCTTCATATGCCAGCGATTGCTCGCGATAGCAGCACAATATCCCCCCTGTCCCTAGCCCTACATCACGTACACTCTTGAACAAGGCATCAATCCTGTCAGCAATCGTCACCAGCGCAGAGTAGTTATTCGCAGGCCCGATGGCTTTTATTTGTAGCAAGATGCTGACAAACAGCCTGACGGCATTCACCGTCAGCACATCGGTGGCGACCTGCTGAGACACGATGGCAAACGGCGCAGTCGTGCCAATCGGCGCGTAGCCCTGGAAAACGCCACCCGTTGCTGCTGCCATGAGTGCGCTATCGGCCACCATCGTCGTTTTTACCCATTGAAAGGCGCTGTACGTTTCACTCACCGGGCAGCCTCCGCGAGTTTGGCTTCAATGCGTGACAGCGCAGACTCAAAGCCTGCACGTGCATGTTCAACAGCCGGATAGAAATAGGGCTTTGCTGGCATGTACCGCGTGCCGAACTCAAGATAGATGCCATATTCAGCGCCCACCGCAACGTAGGCCGTTTGCTCGTTTTCAGGTGCCTGCACCGAAGGCAAGAGATAATAGCCATACGGCGTACTAAAGGATGAGGTCAAGCCTGATAGACTACTGGCCGCTTTCTTCCGCGCCGTTTTCGTGATCCGCGCAGGCTTCACATGACCCTCGCCATAGGTGCTACCCTCGCTCGTCACGGTATAGATGCTGGCACGCAAGAAGCCCGTATCTACAGGTGCCCGCCTGACCGCTCCTGCTTGCACATCGAAGGCTGTCTTGCGCACCACCTGACCGAGCACCTGTGGCAAGGCATCAGCGATAGAGCCAAAGTGATTGAAACTTTCCATTAGTGGATCACTGTCATAATGGCATCATTCGGCACGGTGTATGACTCCTGTACCTGGATGGCTTGCACCGTCCAGTTCTCATTTTTGTAGGTCACTTGATCGCCTTCCCTGATGTCCGTCCCTGGCAGATAGCGCAGCATCATCGCCTGTTGCGCCCCGATGATATCGGCATACAATTGCAGATGCGTCGCCGTCGGGCGAAAGACGTTGCAGGTGATATTGCCCTGACTCACCAGAGTGACCACATGATGCCCTGAGTCATCGGTAGCCGTTGACGTATCACGATACATCGGTAGACTCTGGTCAAGTGCAGAAGCCACTGTTGCCTGCATGGTTGCGATTTCAGCCGCCGTCAGCAATCCAGCCATATGCTATACTTCTCCTTGAGACTTCAAGCGTTGAGGCAGGGTCAACCATGTACGCACGGTCTCTCGGCACCTGCCTCGCATACGCTACGCTCCTATCAACCCGAACTCATGTAGTCAATTTCTGTAGGGCCAAGTCCCACGCTTGCCATACCCTCAGCTTGCAAATCTGATTGTGAGAATGATATGCTGCTTGCCCGTTGCTTGCGCCTGTACGTGGCCGCCAATGTTTGCAGCGCCGTAGCCGCCTGTGAACGCCTGAAGCTCTGCCCATCGCTTGTGAAGTCGTAGGATAGCACCCACTTCGCGGCCCATCGCTCTAAGAGATCAGCAGAGGCGCGGTAGAGATCGTGCGTTGAGCCAGTGAGATACACAGGTGGTCGGGTGTTCTGTGCAAATGTCCAGTGGCCTGTAATTGGCTCGCTTGCTGATGGCGTGACCACGACGTACAGAAATTGCTTGAAGATCGTGCCATCTTCCCAACTGCCGAGGTCGTGCCAGTAGTCCAGGTATTGAATGGTTCCACTGACAAAGGTCGGCTTTGTGGTGAGCGACTCGTTGACGTAATCCTGGCGTGAGTCGTCAAGCACATTCTGAATGGTCTGATCGTCAAAGGTTTGAGAGGCGCCCTCAGGGTCATTTATGAGCACGCGGACTCGCTTGATAATCGCTGCCATTGTGCTACGAACAGCCATCGCGAGCGCCTCCTTTCAATATGAACAACCTACAAGACTATGGGCGAGTTAAGCTCAAGTCTCCCTGATAGGTAATTGTGGGCGTTGTTGGCGACCCTGTCAGTATTGCCGAAAGGCGTATCTGTGGCGCGGTAATCACGCCTGATACCACTACGGGCTGCACATTAAAGGGAATAAAGATTTCGCCCGCCTGGGCAGTCGTGGTCAGTGTGATGATCGGCTCACCCTGGAAGTCAGAGCGCCAGGTGGTCGGCACACCATCCAGGCAGACGTCAACCGTAAATGTCCATACGCCTGAACCTGACGCCTGGTTTGCCGCCGAGTAAATCACACGGCACCACATCCCACGGCGCGGAGTCCCACCAGGCAGAATTAAAGCTGCGCCGTTAAACGTGGCGGTTTTTGTGACACTGGCTTGTAAAGCGATAAGGGCATCAACTGGCATTTGCTTCTCCTTCTGCGGCAGGTTCTACCGGAGTAGCCGCTGCTGCCGCTTCCTCTGCTGCTTTGGCCGCTTCCTCTGCTGCCGCTTGTGCTTTGGCGTCCTCAACCGTCGGGTCAAGGTCATGTGCATGTCCCAGGTGCAACACCAGCAAGTCAAGCACGCGGCCAAGTTGCACATCCTGTTGGCCAACGGCGGCGGCGGCGGCTCGTAGTTCGGCAAACTCGTCTGGGGACATCGTCAGCGCGACCTGCGGAGTCTCATCTTTTCTAGGCATCGTTGTATCCTTTCTGGCCTTTTAGCCGATCTTGATGTCATAGAGACGCCCGATAGAGCGCGTTGAAGCGTTGACTAAGCCAACGGCCCAGTCGATCAGTGTGCGGTAAATGGCGCCGTTGTAGATCAAGCCCAGGTCTTGCACGTTGGGCGGCGCAAACTGCCAGCCGAAGAA